CCATCCCTTACAATCCCAACCATATCCTGCTTCTCAAACCATCCAAACCATTCGGGCAGATTATGCCACATGCCTTCCGGAACACCGCTTTTCTCAATGTATTCAATCGCTGTCATGTTACCAGTTTTTGCAAGACCAGTACCTAGCAGTCATTTTGCTCGGAGGATTTGAATCGCAACCATGCCTAGCTCTAAAACTACGCCTACGATCAGGATTACTCTTCTTGATCTTCATGTCAGGGTCGCCATATCGAATGGTCTTGGACTGACCATTTTGGCAGGCGCGTACAACAAACTTCTTCCGCTCGCCTGGTGTCCTTCTAGGACTATTGCAAGGCAAGTCACTCATATTGTCTGTTGAATTTGGATTGTATCCGGATTTGCCGCAGCCGTGATTTGGCGAATTGCCATCTTGTTGGCTGGAGTAGAAATCTTGATATTAAGCAACCGCCACTTCTCGTACTTTCTCAAATCTGCCGCCAACTTCTTTTTGACTGATGTTGGAAGTATTGCTGGCAACACAAATGGAAGTGTTAATACTGAACTTGAAATGTCAATATTTGACTGAACATCAATATCCCCAACGTCTGTATCTCGCTGAATTGAAATAGTTGCATCATTTGAAAATGAGTTGTCAAAGATAACTTCAAAATGACTTCCGTATTTCAACGAAAAAGGGTCACCAAAATTAAAGTCTTTAGTGCGAACATATGATTCGTATGTAGTTCCAGCATCTTTATAGTCATCACTTGTAGTTCCAGCTGGAGACTTGTATCCAGCATACTTCTCAATAATTCCATTTGTCTTCTTGAACATTGCCCTGGAACCTTCTTGATTAAAGTTAGTAAGCGTAAACTGCATTACCTGTGGACTCCAAGTTCCTTCAAATGCGCCAAGGGCTGTGTTGTAAACCAAAAGCGTGTCGTTGTAATCGTTTGAGCCGGTAGGTATGGCAAGGAAATAGCGGTTGTCATAGTAAATTGCAGTAGCTACGCGAATAGAGTCCGTATTGATACTCTGAATTACATTCTTAACAACCTCTGAAATTGGTATGCCAACAGAGCTAAAATCGTCCGCAACAGACCTGACAAGCGACCTAATTCCGTTATCGGATAGGAACAGAATATCACTGCTTACCTGGACTGCTGTTCCGGTTGCAACGCATCCGGTATTGTTCGAAATGATTGAAACTATCCAATCTGCTCCAGAAGCAGCATCATTTGGAATGTCAACTTGGAATACCCTACGTTTCTTGAATACAATCAGCCTATTCTTGTAGTATGGTACAACTGCCGTAATCGCATCGCCATCGTCTCCGTTTACAACAATGCTGTTTGTCAGGTCCCATATGGATGGATCAAGAAGATCAGAAGCATAAAGTGTGTTTCGGTTAGCTCCAGACCCAACACCAAACAACCTATTTTCAGCATTTACAAGAATCCTCAAATTTGACGGAGGCGGACTGACTGTGGCAGTAGCCGTAGCACCAGATCCATTCCCAATAATTGTAACTGTTGGCGATCCAAGATATCCAGATCCACCATTAACAACAGTAACTCCAGTAACAGCGCCTCCTGCAACAGTTGTAATTAACTCTGGCATCGTCCCGCCAAGAGATGGGCCAGCAATAATTGCGGTTGCGCTAGTGTAATTGCTACCTGCTGTTGTTACTGTAATAGCCCTTACTTTACCACCCTGCCTTGTTACAGCAGTTCCATCCCAATAATGTAAATCGCTGTCCGAGTCGGATATATACATTTTATCGACAAATTGAGCAAAAGATGTTTCAACATCTTCTGCAACACTATAACCATCTCTCCATTGATAAGATGCTGAAGACCATGTAGTGCTTGTCGTGTTCCATATAAAATAAGGAGGGTGAATCGTTGCACTACCATTTGACTCAATGCTGTAAAATCTGCCACCAGTAACAGTAAGCAATTGCTGGTATGCAGATGTTTCGTAATACCGCATTCCTCCGACTGATGTTACTGCGCTAGTCGCTCCAGTTGCAAAACTTGTTGCGCCTACGCGAGTCTCAAGATTACCCTTTGGAGAAAGGGTCATATTGTACAACTCTTGTACTTGGTTCTCGGCTAGTAGGTCAGACTGAAGACCGCTGGCTTGACCACCAGTAAAATTGCGTATTCCGTCAAAGGACAGAACATCGTCCAAATTGTCGCTGTAATAAGGCATAAGCCTCCTTTACGCTGAGAACATTTCTTCGATTGTTAACTCACCAAGGCTTTGAGGTGTAATCTGCTTAACGCCACCAACCTGGCTCAATTCGTAATTAGCCATTAAAGCAAGATCAGCATTAGCAGTCTGTGTGATGGCCTGTGCCTTGGCATATTGACGCTCACGTTCTAGGGCATCAGAATGCGTCAAGGCAAGAACGAGGTGATGCACATGAGGAAGTCGAAGCTCGTCATCAAGAGCAGCTTGGGATGGAGGAAAGTCAACAATAATATTTGTGCGAGTAAGGCATTTGAGTTTCTCTACCACTCGCAATGGAGTTGTTCCGGCGGTTTTTAACCTTGGATAAAGGTTTAGTTCTGCAACTCCGCTGCTATTACGTCCTGTAAAATGGTATGTATCTGGATCTCCAGTACGATCATCTGAAAGCAATCCTGGGTCTTGACTGATGATTGTTGCTAGATCAATTGGATCAACTTCCGCATCATTGTATGCAACAGAAAGAGGTGTTTCAACATTTGTCCCTAAAGTAATAAGGCGAGCGGTTCCAACGGAATAGGTGGAGTTTGTTACAGTCTCACGCCAAGGCGCAAAGTCCCATACGCGCCGGTAGGCCAAGCTTGCTGCCTTCTGTAAAAATGTAAGCGTGTCCGAGTCGGTCTTTCCAACCTTCTCACCCGCATATTGGGCGATTTCAGTTAATGTCATTTATTACTCTTTGTCTGGAGGAAGCGGAGTGTTGCCTTCGGAAATCCATTTTAGATACTCTTGGTAATCGGTGTTGGCTGGGTCATTTGGAATATATGCTCCATCAAGAACCCGCAAAATCCCGCTATCAATATCTCCAGAAATTTTTCTTAAAAGTTTATACATATTAAAGCTCTGAGTTTCCAGCCAAATAAGCTGTTGCTGAAGTTGCAACAATAATAGAACAAATTCCTGCTACCAAATTTGCAGAACCTTGAGATATTCCACTTGAAGATCCAATTCCATATTTATATGATGTAAAATTTCCTCCAGAAAAATTTCCTTGAACTGCTGCATTAGAGTTTGATGGGGCAAAATTTGATATGGACGAAATCTCAAGAGTTGGAGTTGATCTCATTTCAAATAGCCAAGGCTTAATAATTCCAGCTACGCCTGTTGTACTGAACGCAGACATATTCCCAACTTGTTCATTATTTGCAAAACTAAATTTTTGATAATACCTCTGACACAATTCCAACTCAGTTCCAATCGGCCTACGCTCAAAGTCGGTTGCGGTTGAGCCTGCTTCGAGTTGGACATTGTCAATCGTCCAAGTTCCGCTGGTTTGCGCTCCAACAGTAAACACAATTTCAATTCCAGTAGTTGCGGCTGAAGGAATTGAGATTTGTGCGCTGTAGGTAGTTAGAGTAGATGTAACCGTAAATGTTCCAGTAGCAATCTGAGTGCGGGTTGGGCTTGCTAGTGTTCCAAAAGCATCAGAAGTGCTGGCGTAATAAGCAGTCCAAGTTACGGATGTTAGCAAGCTATTGGCAAGCTGTACTGATAGAGTTGCAGTTGAGCCAGCAAGATCAGTTGTATTTGTGGCTTCAAGTCTAGTTCCAAATCCAATAGCCGTAACGGATGCCGCTCCAGTAAATCTATAGATAAACTCATTGGGAGCAGTTCCGGCTACACGCTGACCGGTTACATTAGCACCTGTGCAGTATCCGTAGAAACGATCTACCGAGTAAGCCAATGCAGCAGCAGCGGTAAATGTCTGACTCGCCCCAGCATTCCTCTGATCAATTCGCATATCACCATTGATGATACGATTGCGGAAACCAGTTAATCCACTCGTAATTGCAGCCGTGCCAGTGCTTGTGACTTGACCCTTTGCGTTAATCGCAAGAACCGGAACAGATGTTGAACCACCATAAGTTCCCAGGGTTGCGCCAGTAGTTCCAAGGGTACCTGTTCCCTGGCTAATCGTAAAGTCTCCAGTAAGCGTTGTAGATAGATTGCCAATCGTTCCAGTTGTGCTGTTGAGCGTTGCAACCGTTCCAGATGTAAAGATGCCAGCAGTTCCGGTTGTGGTTCCAGAGGTTAAGGTTGGAATCAATCCAGTTGTAATCGTTCCGTTAGTAATCGTTGCCGCAGTCGATGTGGTTGTTCCAGCGGTAAGATTTGGAATTGTTCCGGTTGTAATCGTTGCGCTGGTGCTGACTGTCCGATTGCCAGTAGCCGTACCGTAGGTCAACGCGCCAGTAAGGTTAAGGCTTGTGAATGTTCCAGCAGTAAGTCCGTCATCAATAAGATTTTGAACTGTTACCTTGCGCGGAGCTAGAGATGCGTCAACGCTGTCTGGAGCGATAAGAAGCAGATCAGCCGTACCAATGGTTGTAATCTCCTGCTGGTTCTTGATGATCGCAGAATTGACAAGCGCGGTATCGATTAGGTTATGCAGGCCAGCGGCAGTAACAGTGCCGTTGGTGGAAAAAGTCTGCTGACGATTGATTATGTTTGCCATATTAAGCTGTAAACCTCATTGCGGTTGCGTATAGCGTTCCTGCGGGAGTTGTGCCGTGGGAAGTTATATCTGTATTAAGTATTACATATCGAATCGTATCTGCTGATTCAACCCTAAACGAAGGAATGAGCCTTTGAGCCAAGGTAGCGTTTGTTCCTGTGCTTGAGCCAATTGATGTAAGCCCACCAAAGACGATGTCTCCCAAGGCTGCGCCTGTTACCGCAAAT